AGAAGAAGAAGTAACCTCTCTTAGATTAGCGTCTGCAGTATAGTCCTCCGTATCTGCGGTAATTATATTAGAATCTACTGTAATATGCGGATCGAATACAGTAGGCGGAGTTACTTCTACTGGATCTCCATTAACGCTAGTATCTGGCGTATTATTATCTGAAGTAGTACCGTCGTTAGAATCATTTATAAAGACGTAACCGTCGTTAATTTTAGAGTCTGTACAGTCAGTTTTTATTATAGTAGAATCTATAGTAGTAATATCTACGTCTGCAGTTACGCAGGAGCTTTCTAATACTATTTCTTCTTCTCTATATATAGTATCTCTAATTATATTCTTACCTTCTACGGCAGTAGTGTTAATTAATTCTAGATTACTTAATAGCTTCTGAAAATTAGTAGTTATCTTATTTATTTTATATAACCTATCTGTAATTAAAACTTTGTCATTTAATTTTAGATTAGATAATATTCTCTGAGGCAAATAAGCGGAGGTATTTGTTAATCTCCTTTGCTTATCGAAAATATCTACTATATAATTTTTGTAATATTGGCTAAATAAAGAACTTTTAAAAGGAACCTCAGCGTATTCGTTTATTTCTGAAGCAAAATTTATATTTACAGAATCTGTTAAATTGTCTCCTAGTTCTATAGAATTAGAAGGCATATATACTTTAGTGTCTGCGCTTAAGGTAGTCGTACTACTGTCAAAGTTTATAAGTTTTATAGGTTCGCTTATCTCTTTGCTTACCGCATAAAATAAAAGAGGCTTGCCTATTGTTGGCTCTTGTTTTTCGTCTGCGCTCCAGCCTATTTGTATACCAGTATCGGAACTATCGTCGGCATCTGTTAGCTTCTCGAAAAGCATATGTTCAAAGGGAGCTACTATCTTATACTCAGATCCTAAATTATTATCGTTTTCTTTATAATGTAACCCTCCCCAATCTTTATTATTTAAGTCCTCGTAAGTAGCCGCTAAAAAAGTATCTCTCCCTTCGTAAGAAAAAGTAACTTGTCTATAAGGTACTATAGAATCTACCGTAACGGTATCTTTATCTATATAAGGGGTAATATCGTAAATACTATCGCTAGCTCCGTAAAATTGATCTAGAGTCTGTACTACTATTTTTCCCTCCTCGTTTTGGTAGGCCGTAAGGTTAAACATTTTAAAAAGTCCAGTAAGGAATCCTAGAATAGTTATATCTGGCATTTGATTAGCAGCATATAATTCCGTATCTGCTCCTACTGTAGCCGTACCCGTAAAATTAAATTCTCTTTTTCCTGCGATAGTAGCTTTTCTAGTAACTTTTACCTTAATAGTAAAATCTGCAGGCGTATTACATTGTACTGCAAAAGTATAAGAACCTTGATCTATCTCTATTGCGTCTCTTTCTGCTATAGGAGTAAATACTCCGTTAGTTTGACTTCCAGTATAGCTAGAGAACTCGTTACCTTGTTCGTCGTATATTATAATAGTAAAAGGGCTACTTACTGTAGTTTCTACGCTTAAACTTAAGCTTCTTTGCTTATCTGCTCTTTTAGGATTGCTAATTACTTGAGCGGGATCTGGAGTAGTAAAGGTATTATCGTTTTGTATTATACCTACCCCCGTAGCTCCAGTATCGGAACCAGAAAGTACGGTAAAATCTTGAAAATAAGTACCGCCCTCTTGGTCAGTAAATAAACCGCCAGATTTAGTATGCAGCCAAAGATATAGATTATAGTAAGGTAAGTTATTCTCATTGAAAAAGTCTGTACTAAATTCTATGCCGCTTTCTTTATATTGAGCCTCTATAGCTTTTATAATCGCATGCACTCTTATAGCTGGCTTTAACTCGGTTAATTTAAGGCCTCCGTTAGTTACGTTAGCTAAGTTAGCTTCTCCAGATACTCCAGTATAAGAAGCGTTACTATCGTATATCATTCTATCGGTATGCGATATAAGGGGAAAGACTACGGCATCTTCGATATCTATTTGGTCTACTTTGCTAGTATCTCCTTTTAATGGCATGTAGAAGATCTCGTTTTTTCCGTCCTGCAGATATTGCTTTACGTTAGCTGAAGTATAATCGAACTTAAAATTACTTATTAAATAAGATAGAGACGATAGCTTTTTTTCTCTAAATACATCCTTTAATATAACCCCACTTCCGAAGAAAGTAATTCTATAAGTAAATGGCCTATTATCTTTAGTAGTAGAACCCTCTAATTTTATATAACCCTCTTTATAAAGTCTATAGTTTAAGTATATCTTAGCCTTATGCCGTCTCTTAGGATCGAATCCGTCTATAAAGTAATTATAGAAATGCTTAAATATAATATTATTAGTACGAGAAGCGGGTACGTTAAAAGTCCTAGTAAAGTCTGAAAAAACTTTAGATATATCCCTAACGTCTTGTAACGATTGCGTATAATTAACCGTTTCATTATCGTAAAGTTCTACTTCGTCGTAAGACTCCCCGTTCTCGTTTAATATATATAACTGTAAATTAATCATTACCTTACGTTATTAATCTTATTAAATGCAAATTCGAAATCTACCGTATAGTTAGATAATTTATTATTTAAGCTTGTTTTTAATTCTAGATTTTTACTTAAAGGTATTATAGGTAGCGTTTGGTTATTCCATCGAATCCAAACTTTTTCCGATAAAAAGAGTTCTTCTATCGCACTATTAAAATCGTCGTTTACGAATCCAGTATTAAGACTTATTTTAGTTTTAGCGTTAGTATTATACCTTTCTCTTTGGCCTCTATAAGTATCGTAGGTTACGTTATTATTCTCGAAGATATTTCTCTTAAAAGTTTCGTCCGTTACGTTAAAGCTTTCTGTAGTCTTTTTAAAGAAGTATAAATCTTGAAAAGCTCCGTACTTATTTACAAAAGTTACTTTATAAGGAGTAAATTTAGGTTCGCATACGTTATTTATATTTATCGTTTTTAAAAGAGTAGTATCGTCCGTATCGTAAACTCTAATAATAGAACTATCTGCGGGTATATTTAAGTACTGTATTTTTTGATTCGTATTACCGTTATCTGTTATTTGTGCTTCTGAACTATCTACTACTACCTTACCTACTCCTTCGGCAAAGATTGGTAATTTACCTATAGTACCTTCTGGAATATATAAAGTTGAGGTAGATATTAAGGCGTGCCTATCTAATTCTGGATTTATACCTTCTTCAAAATATCCAAACCCGTCTAAAGCTAAATAGGTATTCGACTCTGGACTTCCGTAACTAAATTCGGTATCGTTTTCGTCTCTTATAATAGCGTCAGTTCTTACCCATACTGCATAACTAGAATAATTATCGTTAAATTCTATATTAATATAATCTCTTACTAATTCTGCAATCTCGAAATTAATTTTAGTCTCTCCAGTAATTAAAGACTTATTTAAAGTATATTTTTTATCCGTCGCAGTATAACTAGAGGCTAATCCAGTATATATATAAATATCTAAAACTATATTATCAAATGCCATTATAATCTCCTTAATTGTTTAGTATTCCAGTCTTTTAAATAAACTGCTTTAATCGCGTTAGCACTTCCAAAAACTAAAACGTATTCAAACTGTGTAGCAGCAGATATTGCGTAAGTTCCTTTAGTTTTTCTTATATAAGTATGATTCCCGTTAGTTACATTAAACTCCCCCGTTCCTCCACTTGCGCCAGTACAGAGAGTTTTACCTTCCCATGAGCCGTCTGGAGCTAGTACATCTTCTGCGTACATTAAGTATTGAGTAATCGGAATGTTTTTTTTGTCAAAAGTAGTATAATTGTCATTACTCCATACTCCTATATACCATTCATTAATTTTTAGGTCGCATGGGTTTGGGGGAGGTGCTGCGGGTTGTTTTATTCTTTCGTCGCAGTCTATAGTACTTCCAGTATTAGTAAATCCGCTTGGAACCTCTATAGTATAAGTTACATCTCTTCTAGTTACTTCAGTTACTTCTGGAAAAGTAGTAGGAGTAAAACTTTCTATAGTTAGATATTCTCTTCCATTAGGCCCATAGTATTTAGCGACTCCTGCAGTTACGCTACCGTCGACTAAAATGGCTTGGTCGTCTAAATCTACGTCCGAGCAAGTAAAAGTAGGCACTATTATATTAGATTTTTGCGTATAAGTTACGTTGCATTCTATCGTTGAACCAGAGTTAGAATAGCCAGAAGGAACTAATACATCGTAATACAAAGTAACGCTTATATCTGAGCCAGAATTATTAGCGGCTATACTTGTAACTGAAGATCCTCCGCTAGTTTCTTTAGTTGCGGTAACCGTTCCTATAGAAGAAGGAGTAGTAAGGGTTCCGTCTGCAGCTACTGCTCCTCCTAATAAATTAGCAGTAGTGCAATTAAAAGTAGCTAAAGAAGTAAGGGTAGTAGTAATCGTTTGTTTTGCGTTACATCCAGTACTATCGTCTATTCTTTCTAATTGGAAGCTAAAAACCCCAGCGACGCTTCTAGAAGTAATAGTAATTTCTTCGTCTGTAGTATTTATACTTACGTCTAAGTAAGATCCATTAGAATTTAAAAGAATATCTGTAAAATCTGTAGTAGTACCCGTAAAATAACTAGAGTAGTCTATCGTTACCGAACTTCCTCCAGTATTTAAAGCTTGACTAGGAATAGATCCGCTAGGACTTACTACAGTAGGACAGTCTACGGGTTTTAAAGGCTGAGTTGCCGTAACTTCGCAAATAATACCATCTCCTTCATTACTAAAGCCAGTAGGAGCTAAAATAGTAAGTTTTAAAGTTCTTAAAGTATCTCCGCTAACTTCGTCAAAAGATCCATTAGAAAAATCTGCCGCATCTGAAGTATAGGAATCTATACCGCCGTAATCTAAACTAGGCAAAGAGATGGCTCCGCTTTCGTCTACCGCAAATCCTTGAGCATTAGCGTAACTACAGTTAAATTCTGGTAGCGGTTCTGGCGGTTCGCTATAGCTTAAATAATAAGGGCTTCTTACGTTTATCTTAGTACTCATGATCTTAATCTTTTTTCGTTAAGCGAAAACGCTAATAAATCTTCTACGTCTAATCCAAATCTTTCTATAAGTTCGTCTGGTAATTTCTTAAAGTATTTCTCGAAGGGCTTAGTAAAGAATAAGCTAGGTTTAATACCTTTCTTCTTTATACTTCTGGCTAGTATATATCCCATACTTTTATAAGAACCAAATTTACCGTTACCTAGTATTGGCTGCATTCCTCTAAATCTAGCCCATTTAGATAAAAAGCCCGTATGGTATTCTAGTCCTACTAAATTAGAGCTGCTAGAGTAAGAGTAAGGAGTATTATATTTTCTTTCCGTACCGCTTACCCCTTTGTCTTGGTATAGACCGTACTCTTCCATAGAAAAACTAAGAGAAAAGCTATTTTCAAAAACTTCAAAGTCTCCGTCTATACTTTCGTATAACTTTTTACTTACCCTCTTTCTTTTCTTAGATAGATTATGCTTAGCCTCTCTTACGACTTTATCTCTAAACTCTTCTAAGAACTTTCTGCCTTCTCCCTTTGTTAGCATACTGTCATATCGTTTTGAATTAGTATATCTAACGTAGAGGCCCATCCTGCTAACTTATTCTCGAATCTATCTACGAAAGGCTCGCAAGTAACTGCTCCCTCTACTTGGTATTTATCTTGGTATAAAGTACCTCTTTGTAATAAAGCTATAAGTCTATTTTGGATTGCTAGCTGAGTATTAAGTACGTCCTGCTCGTTATCGTTTCCTATAAAGTTATCTGTAGTTTCTTCTTTACTTTCGTCTACTACGTCCATAGAAAGCACGCTAATATTAAACGTAATAAAGTTAGAATTTACCGTAGCGGTATTTACTATAATATGCGATAAAGGAAAGATAGTAGTCTTATTTAAATCTACGTCGTCTAGGCTTCCGAAAGTAACCGTATTAACGAAAGGTTCCGCTATTAAGGTATCTTTTATTTTATCTGTTAATTCGTAGAAGGCTTTCATTTCTTAAATTTTTCTAACTGTTTCTTTTCTAATTCTATCTTTTCTTTTTCGAAGGCTAAAAATAATAAAGCTTGATGCATATTTAATCTGGTAACGTCATCGAAACGGGTAGCATCCCCCTTAGCGAGTCCATAAATTGACTGGAACCAGCCCCACTTCTTTCCAAAGCTACTAATGCTTCCGTATTCATTTGGTTCGGAGCCTCCTGCTTCAAATAATTCAGGATAATTTCTAGTAATTCGTTGTTTAAACGGTAAAAAAAAACCATAGCTCCCATCGCTATACCTACTGGCATTTTCTTAAATACCTCAGCGTTATCTAGGCCCGTATACTCTTCTATAAGATATTTACCGTCTTTTTTATAGTTAATAGGTCTATATAGAACTGCCATAGCTTTATGGATTGTTTCCCACTCCGTAAGGTTTTCGTCTAGATCTATAAACTCCCCTATAGTCATATCGTCAAGCTTAGGAATAAATCCGTACTCTATACCGCCTAAAGTAAACGTAGGAACTAAATCTGTTTTCTCTGCGAAGATCTTATCTATATCTCCCAGTATTTCTTTTATACTAGTAACTCTTATACTCGCTATATCTTTAAGCTCTAGTCCGCAGAAGATCTCTACTGTTTTGTGGAGTAAGAAATTCGAGTCTTGGTTTTCATCAGTATTTATCTTATCGAATCGCTGGTATTGCTCTAGGGTTATCTCGTTAAGACTTTCGGGTACGTTTACTTCTAACTTCATATATTATATAATAACTTATTCCTAAATATGTATAAAAGAAAAGAGCCGTATTTCTACGACTCCTAACTAATTAAACTAAAACAAATCAAACAAAGTTATTTATCTCTATTATAATAATATTTATAGAGGTCTGCTATTCTTTCGTACATGGCTAATTTTTCTTTTTTATTCCTTTGGCTCCAGATCATATCTCCAGTTCTTTTAAACCCTTGATAGTTTACTTGAATAGCTAAACGAGGAGGATTTTCTGGATTAGCCTCTCTCCAGATAATAGGGTATATAGTTATACCGTTATTAATGCACCAAGAAGAGCTAAGATCACGCATACCAAATCCAAAGTAAAAAGTCTAAGGCAGCGTACATAAAGACAAAACTTAACGCTACAAATAGCGCAGCTTGGCCTATAATCTTTAAGGTATTTCTTCTAAGTTCTCTAGAAGTAGCCTTCCTAATTAAATAGTACTCAGTACTAAAATCGGTCCTCCAATTTTCGGTATTAATTTCTCTGTAATTTTTCATAATTATTAGTTTTATAGTTCGAATATATAAACATTTTATTAATATTCCAAATTAGTAAATAAAATATTCCCCCTTGTTTGGGTTCTCTAGAGTATCGGTAAGAATATATCTAGCCGCATCTATACAGTCTGGGTGCGCTCCGCTTGGCTTTTGTAACGTATTACCGTCTTTATCTTTGGCCCAAACGTAACCCTCTAGCTCTCGCTTTAAGTTCTTACTTCTTGAAGTTATATATATCTCGTTTTGGTTTATTAGATTTATACCATATACTACGGAGTCTCTTCCTTTAGATACTGGAAAGACGTTATGGCCGTAGCTTACCAATTCTGCGATACTCTTAGGCTCTGCAGAATCGGCCGTAATATTTTCTTTAATGTTATTACTTTGTAAGTAAAGACTTATATCTCTATTTAACATTCCTTTCTTATATAGAACTTCGTCGAATATATAAGCTTCGTTCCACTTATATAATCCTATTAGAGTAGTAGGATCTACAGAATAACCGAAGTCCATACCGTAGCCTATAAGCCTAGCTTCTTCTGGTATATTATCTATTTCTCTCCAGTCTGGTATACATGCCCCAGAAAGAGATCCCTGCTCTCCAAGACCGTAGACTCTCCACCAGTTGGACCAAAAAGTTGAGGTCTTAGCTTTTTCTCTAGCCTTTTCTATTTCTTTTATTATAGACTCTGCTAGTGCGTCGTTATCTTTATAGGTAAGAGTTATATAGTCTACGTCTGGCTCTCCTATTATTTCTTTATCTACCCAGAAAGCATGCGAAGGGTTATAATCTAACCAGATACTCCCAGAGGTTCTTATTTGGAGTTCCGAGAAAGCAGAAAAAGAAATATTATTACACTCATTAATAAAGAGATCGGTACGGCGACTACCTCTAAGTCGGTCTGGTTGATCCGTAGAAAAAAACTCGATATAACTTCCATTGGTAAAAGTATATTTTAAGTTACTGCGGTTAAACTGGTTTTCTTTATATCTATTAAGACCTTTTAGGATATTTAAAAAATCCTTCATAGCTCCCCGCTTAATACTAGGAATAGACTCAGCTACTACGCTTATCTCTTTTCCTTCTTGAGTAATTGCTTCGTTAATTAGTATAGCTAGTATACAGATAGTTTTTCCTGCAGAGGTTCCCCCTTTAACGACTTTCGTTCTTTGGGTTAATTCTCTTAGTTTATAAAAAGCTGGGGTTTTCTTTATCCGCATATAAGTACAGATAAGAGCTTAGGTTATCTCTTAATCCATAAATAGAGGTACGTCCTCAGATATATTTATATCCTTAGTCTCTCTAGGTTTTCCTGCGTAGTAGTTATAAAATAACTGTACGAATTTAAAGTCTTTATTCTTTAATCCTTGTTGAAGAGCTTCAAAAGCTAAAGGTTCTAACGGGCCTAACTTCTCTACTAAAGCTATCTCTTCTGCTTTAGATTTACGTCCTGCAGTTTTATGCCCTCCGTTATTTTTACGTCCGTCCATTAGAATTAAAAAACATTATTATTAATTATATAATAAAAAAAAGGGTTAACTGTTAATCAGTAATTGGTTTTTTAGGAGTCTCTTCTCTTTTCTTTCTTCTCTTAGCTCAAGTAATACCTTAGCAAATTTACTTCTATAATAAGCCGCTGGATTTCTATCTCTGTCTCTAGTTCCCTCTGTCCTTCTTATAATTAGGTCTAGCTTTTGGTATATCTTAAAATATTCTTGGGCATCTTCGTAAACGCTTATTTGGTAATCAAATACTTTAAGACCATGTAGGGCCGTAGCATGATCTCTGCCTACTATACCAGCTATTTTAGATAACGAGTCTCTACTATGTACTCTAGCTAACTTATAGTATATAGCTCTGGAGTATACAAGTTCTCTTCTTCGGTTCTTACTAGTGAGATCTATCTTAGTCTCCTCTTCTACTATTTTTAGTATTTTCTCTAATTTCATTTATTTTAAGTTTTATTGAGTTAATAGTACTTTCTTTTACTTCTTTAATTGCTCTAAGAATACCTTCGCAGGCTTCGTAATCTTCTAGGGCCTCGTAGTAGGCGATCGCTTTTTCAAAAT